TACTCAAGGTACGTCGGGTCGTTTTTCGGCATGTTGTCGGGCGTCGTGACGACAAGCAGGAGCCACTCGTACACGCGCAAATTTGTGGCGGTGTCCTCGTAATCGCTCGATGGGACATTTACTGCGGAGACGACTGCGGCCGGGAATCCGGCGAAGGTGTAGTCCGCGATGTTGAGCTTCGAACCGTCGTCGATAACATAGGAATTCAACACCCCTGACTGGACGAGCGCCTGAAGGTCGTTCACGATGGCCTGCTTTAAGTTTTGTGAAAAAGTTCTAGCCATTGGCGATTGCGGCGGTTACTTTGTCGAGCGCTTCGACGAAGAGCGTTTCAATCTCGGGTTGGGAGGCGGCGACAATCCGTTCCATGAATGGATTGGGTTTGGTGCCCGGATGGTGGACGATGGTGCCGAATATCTCGCCCGTGTTGGCGTTCGCGAGCACCCGTTTGTTGACCGGGCGGATGGTGTGTGGAGCGGTCCCGAACTCCACATACGGCGCATAGCTCGCGCGGGGATACCATCGCGCCTGCAACTGGCCGATGTCGAATCCCCAGTTTTGGACAAGATAACCAGTCCTGATGGGAACGGTTGCGGCGGTCGTGAATTTGGCAAGAACCGCCTGGGCGGCGACAACCGCGTTCTGGATGATGGGGGCGGAAATCGCAGGGTAGTCGGCAAGGAGCTTTTGAAGCGCGGGGAGATTGGGGATGGTGACGGCGAAGGTATTCATGTTAGAAGACGTTGCCGACCCGTTTGTAATTGGTGATGACCTGCTTATCCATCGCATCCAGATCGTCCTTCCACGAAATCGTGGAACCTTGGATGCCCTCGCTCAACTTGCCGGCAGATTTGAGGCGTTTGAAAATGCGTTCGACGATGTTTTCGCAGGTGTTCGTGAGATCGGCCGGTAATTGGTGCGTCGTGCCGTTCCCGGCATTCTGCCAGTCCACCGGGAATCCGGCGGCGTAGGTCGCGCGGAGCATGTTGTTATAGATCCGCGGCATGACACCATATACGCGGACGATGCCGGAATAGCCCTGCTGATCGAGCTCGAACTGGTCGGTGATGAAATTCGTCCATGCGGGATTCGACGGCGTTCCCGCGCGCCATTGGAAGCTGATGAGGCCGGAGATTTCGAATGATGCCGCGGTCTGGGTCACGCTTGCCGGGTTGCTCATGGTGATGTTGGCGCCGGAGACGGACGTAACGGTCGTGCCCTGCGGGAACAAGCCGGTGATGTTGTATAAGGGCATGCCGGCGACGATACCGACAGATGGAATCACGTTCGCAACGACTGCGGAATTGGCAGTGAGGTTCCCGGTTACGGTGAGATAGGCGACGGGAGAATTGCGCAGAATAAGATATTCCTGTTTCGTGCCCCTGATGCTGTAAACCTCATTGGTGTAAGTCTTCCGGACGAAATGTCCGTCGTTCGGGAACCGCTCCATTCCCGACTTGCCGCACTGGCGCTCGATGAAGTCCGTGACGCCGTTAATGATGCGCATCACAACAAGGTCGTTATCAGCGATGTTTATCTGTTCGCGGTCTTTGACGCGCTGAAGCGTCGTGAGAGCGTACGGCGAAATTGTTTCCTGTGGGTTGGACATTGATGTTGCGCGGGTTTGCGCATCGAGGTTTTCCCTCGCTGCATGGCTCCTGTAAGAGAAGCCATGAGTGCGAAGGTTCAAACTATGTGTTTGAAACGGTGCTGTCTGTCGGCAGTTGCTGTGCAGGTCCGCCCATGATGATTTCGGCAAAGCCGAGAATCGCCGGAGACGTGCCGCCAGTGAACGCCGGAGTGATGACTGCCCGAAGGTACTGCTTCCGATTAAGGTTGAGGCCTTCGATGCGGGCAAGGTTCTCGGCTAAGGCCGACGTGCAGGTCAACGTGAAACCGATGACCGCGCCGGTGTTGTCGAGGGCGTTCGACCAGCCGCTCGTGCCGGTGGCGCTCTCTTGGAGCGTGACCACGAGGGCGCCGGAGGTCGGTGTACCCGATGCCGCCGCGCCGTAGGCGTGGATGGCCGCGTCCGTGTTGCCCGTGGTGTTGACCGAAGAACCGTTAACGGCTGTTGAGCCGGTGAACGACTGCGGGGCGACGCTTACGCCGCCGATGATCGCAACATTGTCATAAATGCTTCCGCGCATTGATGAAAGATTGATTGGCCCCTGCCTTCCTTCGACTTTAATCGGAAGGGACGAATCGCTTTGCGGCGATTCGACGGGCGATTTATCGCGGGTTCCGGTTCCCGGCTAGGAAGTGGCCGGGAATCCGGAGCACGCTAAAGACTACGAAGCTGAGGTTGAGACGACGCAGAATGCTTTCGGCAGAACGACCACGAGCGCGTGGCGGTGCTTATAGATGATGCCGGTCTGATCAGACAAGCCCAACTCTTTACCCGCCCATACGCCCGACTGGAAGTTGCCAATACGCATATCTCCTTTGTCTCCGAACGCCATCGCCTTCATGTTTCCGAAGACCATGAAGTTCGTGCTGGCGCTCGTGCCGCCGACAGTGTATGACGGGAACCAGCGGTTCGTGTAAACCGGGAAGCCCATCATATGTCCCGCCGGGCGGATCGGGCCGCCAGTCGGCTCTTTCTCAAGGCCGGACTGGTTGGCTGCGAACGCGCCGAAGAACAAGAACGGGATACCAGAGGTGGAAGCCTCCTTCTGGGCGATTGCCGCCCATGTGGTGCGGTGCATGTACCATGCACAGCCGTCCAAGATGGATTCCTCCATCTGAGCTACCACGTTCGAAGCATCGACAACCGGGTCGAACTTGTTATAGGACGTGCCGCCCGTTGCGAGCGTGTACGTGTTCGTTCCGGTTACCTGCATGATGCCTTGGAACGGCCCTGCGACCGTGATGCTGTTCAGCGTCTGGCCGGTGCCGCCCATGAAGCCCTGCTGGTCGATCATGTTCGCGAGCGCCTCGCCAGCCATGGCAAGGAGCCACTCGCCGAGCTGTACGGAGGCATCGGCCAAAAGGTCGTTGCCCACGACAAACGGGAGCTGCCACTTGCGGGCGATGAGGACGGCTTGCCCGAAGGTCAAGCCCTGTACGGTCGAAGGAAGGTCAACACCGACGTACTGTCCGGTCAAGAATGATCCGGTGTAGTTCGGGATGCCCAACTCGTCCGTCTTCATCGGCCAGTTCTGCGCTTGGCGCATAACCGTACCGACGGAGGCCGCGATACGCAAGATAGCCGCCGCAACTTCCGGTTGGACCAGATAGCCGCCGCGGTTGTCCTGCTCCTCGATCAAAGCCTCGTTCGCTTTGGTCATGACACCGTCGATCATTCCGCCCTTTCGGGATTCCAAAACTCGGAATGCATCGCCGCGCTTGTCGCGGAAAGCCGCGATGACCTGAGCGGAAAAGTCCTTCTTCTGCTCACCGGTCAGCCCGGTGATGTCGGTGCCTTTGACGGCGCGCTCGACGAGCATCGCTTCGACGACTTGGCGGGCGGTCTTTTTCGAAACCTCCTCCATGTTCGATAGCGACTTCTCGAAAGCATCGTTGAACGTCTTGGAGACAGTGTCAGCCACCGCGCCCAAGAGTTTTTCGTTATCCATTTAAATCAGGATTGGGATAGGTCTAACGGCCATTGCGGGCGTCCTTCAACTTCTCGTTGATCTGTCGAAGAGCACCTTCAGCGGCAGTTTTGACCTGCCTCACGAGCCGCTGGGTAAGGAGATAGGTCTCCAATTCAGATGCTCCTGAGGTGCTCGACCTTGAGTTCGGGGCACCGCCCTTTTCATCGGGCTTGTGTTCCTCCCCTCCGTCGCCGTCTTCGGAGCCCATAAGCTCCTTGATGGCCGCGGTTACATCGTTGTGGTGGGATTCCATCTTTTCCAAGATGGCTTTCAATTTCTCTTTGTTCTTCGCAGAGATGGCGCGTCCGGCCTTCCGGGCGAGCTCGGCAATTGCTTTCTCCTCCTCGGATTTGCCGTCGTCTTCTCCTTCGCCCATACGCTCGGCTTCTTTTTCGCAAAGCTCCATATGTGCTTTCTCATGGCGCTCAAGCTCGTCGGTCATTGCCTTTTCGCATTTCGAAAATGCCTGCTCGCGCTCGTCCTTGCCATCCGCGTCGGCATGGTCAGACTTGAATTCGTCAATGGCCTTGTGGAACGCCTTGACGTGCTTCAGGTGCTCCGATTTCATCTCGGACTTGAACTCGTCGATTGACTTCTCGTTCGGCTTCCGGCCCATCGTCTCGTAGTTGTCGTCGATGGCCTTCATGCACTTTTTCAGATGCTCGTCATGCTCGCCGTCGATGGCATCTTTAAACTCGTCGATGGCTTTTTCGTACTCGGAGTTGTCGCCGTCCTCCTTATGGGCCTTGCCTTCCTCCGAGCCTTCTTCATCCGCCGTCGCTTTGGTTTCAAATTCGTCGATCGCCTTGCCGATGGCCTTGGCGTGCCGCTCGTGTTCCTCCTTTAGTGTTTTTGTAAGTTCGTTATTCATATCGGTTTCTGTTTTTTGTGATTTATCCCGCTCTGGCACGCACCGCAGCTCGCCGGGGCTCTTCGGGTCTTCCGCCAGCACGCCCGGCGTGCCATCGTCGAGCTGGCAGGTGTCGCCCACTTGCGGCGACTTGGATTTTTTCTCCCACGGCGGTTCTTTGCCGAACGCCTTGTAATGCTTGGCGAGGTGAGCCTTCACTGCGGCTAAATCCTTCTCGGGGATATTCACCCCTCCGCGCGCGCCGCTTATCGCATTGCCGGCGGCAGATACGCCTTTCCAAACCGCTTTGAGGTCGGAAGCGCGGTGATGGGGGAGCTTGTAAGAAGATTTCACGTCCGGGTCTTCGGAATCGAACCATGCGCAAATGGCCTTCAGTTTCTTGAGGTCATCTCCGCACGCTTTCACTTCCGCCGGTCCGTCCCATGATTCATCCGGATCGGCTTCGCCGTGATCTGAGTACGGCACGGCGCCCTTCGTCTCATAGAAAAATCCCTTGGTCACGAGGTCGCGGGTCGAAACGCCCATCCTGCCCACTTGCCGCAAGGTAAGGGCATAGCGGCCGGCCGGGACGGGGCAGAACGACACTTCAAGCAATTCGCGCGTGCCGTCGTCGTTCTGTATGTAGCCCGGAGAAACCGCGCGCAAAATCTTCTCTTGGTAGAGTTCGCAGGCGATATCCGCTTCGGGATTCACTCCCTTCGGGGCGAATTTGCCGGTAGCCACGGTCTTGTCGCCAACGGTCTTGATGTCCTCTATGACGCCGATCGGGAAGCTCGAATAGTTGTGCGCCCAGAGGACGACGGGATTCATGTCGTAATACTTCAAATCCCAATTTGCTTGGTCGAGCGAATCGCCCTGCCGATCTTCGTCCGCCGTGCTCATCACGACTTCGAAGCTGCGATCATCGCCGGATGCTTTCGCCTGCTTGATAAATTCCGCAATCTGCTGGGACGAAAACTTTGCCTTGAGGTCAAGGGCTAACTTCTCGCTGAATTGTTTGAGAAGTTCATTCATCGGTTATTGGTAAAGGGTGTTGTAGATCAAAAGCGATGAGGTCGTGAGGCCTTGACCGAACTCGGACATGACGCCGCCGGCCGGAATAATTACCGTGCTCGACGAGTAGCCCGCGGGCCACGCGGTCGTTGTCGCATTTTTAAAGACGAGGCCGGAACTCGCGTTCACGACCAAATTCGCGGTGGAACTGTTATAGACCCACTGCATTTCAATACCGCCGGGAACGAAAGTTTGCACTGCCGCTACCGCCGCGCCCGTAGGTAAATTGAGGGTTGAGGTTACGCCGGACGTGCTGTTCATGATGGCGAAAGTGCACACGCCCAAGAATCCGAACGGCGTGAGCGTTGTGGACGTGGTGTACGTCGTCGGCGTGCACGTGCCCCCTAAAATCTGGTTGCCGACGATTTGCAACCCAAATATCGTATTTATGGCTGACGGATTGGTCTGAGTTATCCCGCCGCCCACGGTGAGGTTGTTTGTCTGCGCATTCGTGCCCGAATCACCGAGGACCCAGCCATATTTTTCATTCATCGGAACAACGTGCGTTACGCCATTCCCGTCGACGGAGAGCGTATCAGGCTGGTTCCCTTGCGCGGGGTTGA